GAGATCGCTGGTATTCAGATTAAGCGTTCCAACAACCTGCCCTTCCTGGCTGGTACTGTTAGTGGCGTGTCCGGTGAGAACAACGACTATTCCGGTGATTTCAGCACCCACTGTGGCCTGATCTATCACAAGGATGCTGCTGGCGTTGTGGAAGCTATCGGTCCTCAAGTCCAAACCACTGGTTCTGACATCCGCACCCTTTACCAAGGCGATGTGATCGTTGGTCGCATGGCTATGGGTTGTGGCACCCTGAATCCTGCTGCTGCCATCGAACTGCAGTCTGCTCGTAGCTGATCAAGGAGGAATAGGTCATGTCTATTGCACCTGGATTGTCCCGTGTTGTTGCTGTGGGCGGTACTGCTGCTGCTCCCAACACTCCTTACGGTAAAGTCTTTGGTTCTTCTAAAACCGTGAAGTCCGTTACCTTGAACCCCGCTACTCCCTTGGAGTATGGGCGTACGGTTTCCGGTGGTGAAGCCCTGAAGGCAACGGCTGCTAGCTCCATCTCCGGCACTACTGGTGCCTCCGGTGGTACCTGATAATTCATTTATAGGATTCACTAAATGTCTGTAACTCTTAACTCCACGACGGGTGTAGTTCAGTATGCTCCCGATATGGCTAACCTGGCCAATATCGTTTCGGCAGACCTGATTTGTAACGCTGCTACTGCCCTCAATACTGCTACTGGTGACGTTACCACCACGGCTGGTGCCAATACCAACGTTGCTGAACTTGCTATTCCCGTTGGTAAAGGTGAGCGTCTGCTTCTGAACTACCATCTGCTCTTTACCCATGGTGCTGCTGCTGGTGTTCTGAACTATCGGATTGCTCTTGTTAACGCCGCTGATTGGCTTGCTGCGACTCGTGTTCGCACTGAGCTGAGCACCGGTACTAACAACTACACCTTCCGTCAAGCTCAAGAGCGTTGGGATAACTCTTCGAGTGTTACCTCTCCCGGTACTGGTGGTACTGGTGGTCTGCTGACTACCCCCACCAACACCTCTATTACCCTTGGTACCGCTGGTACTGAAGCTTATGCTCAGTCCCGTGTGATCGTCCAAGGTTCCAGCACGACTAACGGTATCCTTGTTTTCAACTACAACGCTGCAAGCAGCACCGTTACTCTCAAGGCTGGCTCTTACGTTGAATATCGGAAGTTCTGAACATGGCTAACCCTGCAACCAATACTGGACTTGGTGGCGTTTCTGGCGTTCGTGCTGCTGGTCTTCCTAGCACTGCAACTGGTACTCTTGGTACTGCTTCTTACAGTGCTGCCGGTACTCTGAACGTTCAGAATCGCACTGCCGTTCGTAAGTCCCCCTCTCGTAGTCAGCGTTCGTTTGGTACTGGTAACCAATCCGCTTTCTCTACTGTTTACTCCGAGACTCAAGGTCTTCGTGTGAGTTACGGTGGACAAGAGGTTGACTACCCTGCTATCACTCGTAGCTGATCCTTTAATAACGGGGGAGCCTATTAAAGGTTCCCCTTTTTTCTTTAAATAAGCATGTCTACTACTTCCTACGTCTTACAACTCGATACCGAACTATCCGCAGTAAATTCGATTCTGGGGAGCATTGGACAAGCTCCTATTACAGATCTTCAGTTTGAAAACCCGGAGATCTCTTTTGTCTACCGTATCTTTCAAGATACGATCCTTGATGTTCTTTCTGAAGGGTGGAGTTTTAACACATTCTATGATGTTGAGCTTACCCCTGATGATGATAAGTATGTTTGGGTTCCAGACAACATTTTAAAAATTGATAGCTCCACCAACAGTTACGATAGAACAACGGACTTTATTGTTACTGGTAAGAAGCTATATGACAAATATAACCAGACTGATCAGTTTGATGACCCGGTTACTGTGACCTACCTTCAAGCCGTTGAGTGGGAGGACATCCCCGTTGTCTTTAAGCGATACATTATCTCTAGAGCATCTGCAAGGGCTGCTACGCAACTGGTTACCAATCGAGAGTTGGTTGCCCTACTTGCAAGTCAAGAGAGCTACCTAAGGGCATCCTGTGTTGAGTTTGAATGCAATCAAGGTGACTACTCATACATGGGTACTCCTAATGGAACTATCTATCAGTCATATATCCCATTTAATGCTACCCGTAGGTACTGATGGCCGCAGTCACACAAACTATTCCTAGCCTAATTTATGGCATCTCACAACAACCTGACGAGTTACTTCTTCCCGGTCAACTTAAGGATGCGAAGAATGTATTCCTTGATGTTACTACTGGTCTTCAGAAGCGTCCAGGTGCTCAATTAGTTGGTGGGGCAATTAGTAATGATTCTACTGGTCGATGGTTTGCAATCGATAGGGATGCCACCGAGCAGTATGTTGGTAGAATTAAAACTAATGGGGAAGTTGAAATCTGGTCAGCATTAGATGGAACCCCTAGAGTTGTCAGATACCAAGCACTCCCCTATAAGGATGATAATGCTATCAGACAAAGTTTCATCTCATCTATTTTAGCTGCAAACACCCTATCTAAACCGATTGCTCCCGCATGTAGTGCTAGTAGTTTCAAAACTGCAATGGAAGCATACGTTACTGCCAAAGCAGCAGCGGATGCTAAGTTGCAGGAGATTGATGCTGCCGAGCAAGCTTTAGCAGATAAGATAGATGAGTTAAGTTGCGAGGAAATCTGGAACTACAAGGACAATACTTCCAATAATCCATACGAGCAGGGTAACAGTATAAAAATTACTGGCGTAGTGGTTAGCGATGGTGTATCAACTGAATTTAACAAGCCATCAGCAAATGCGAACCAGACTGTAGTTCAGGGATCCTTTATTAAAGATGTTCAATACTACAAGCCAACTTCATACACGTCAAGTGGATCAACTCTTACCAGAAATCAGCTTACAACTGGCAAGTTGTATGCTTGGAGGAGATGCTATTCTAGTGCTTACATAGCCTCTCAAACCTCAGCCTTACAGAGTTCTATTACCACATTAGAGTCTCAATACCCTGCACTTCAAACAGCGGCTGCATCTGCATACACTACTTACTCTACAGAAGCTTCTAAGTGTGGAATTTATTTAGATCCCTATACCCAAGTTGCTGGAACAGATCCCTACATCTTTTTAACTGTTGATCCATCTGCTGTCTATGAGGACGGTACGCCTAACATTATCTACAAATTCCAAAGACTAGGTACAACTACTGGTGCAACCACTGTTTATTATACTGTTGGCGGAACTGCTACCATTAACGTTGATTATACAATTAGTGGTGATGGAACGGTAAGTCCAACTGCAGTTAATCGTGTAGTTAACTTTAGTGCTGGTGAGACCGAAAAGCTCGTTACTGTTAATCCAACAACTGATGCTTCATTTGAGGATAATGAGACTATTACATTCCAACTGAAGTCTGATAATACATACACTACTGCTACCAGTATACCTGTTTATAGCGGTATTTATGACGACGAAAAAATTGCTTCAACAGGCATCCTTTCGTACTTTAAACATCAAGACCCAGATGATCTGAGGGTTTTGACTATCAATGATTTCACCTTTGTAGCAAACAAGAATTCTTTAGTTGGTCCCGGCCCCGTCTCGATGTCTAGATCGGACTTAACTGCAAGGCCATATGAAGCGTTCATTGAAGTGCTTCAGATAGCATACGGGAAACAATATGCTCTTAACCTGAATTATTATAGTACTAGTCAAACCTCTACTAAAGTCTATTCTGCACAGTCCATTAATGTTGTAACTACAGATTGGACTTCCACTGATGGAGCCTGTCCATTTGTTGGTAGTAATGTTTATGACGTTAATCCATCTACTGGCAGCGTTTATCCTGATGCTGATTGGATTGAAACTGTAGACGGACATAGTTATGCAAAAATTGGTGGTGTTTGGACAAAGAAGAATCCTGCATCTCCAGCTTTAACTAGACAAAACCTTAGATTTGAATTAGTTACCACTGGCCAGTCAATACCTAACAGCTATAAAAATGCAGCTTTAGGATATTACTGTAGGTACATCTCTGAAGCTACGCTTGAGATTGGTGGTGAAGGCTGGCAAAAGGGAGATAGAGTTCAAGTTACCATGAACGGTAAGGCTTACGAGATTGTCATAGGCGCAAGTAAAATCACGGAAGTTTATGCTTCTGCAGGTTTAATTAGACCTACAGCCACTTCTACTACCTCCACTACTGTACTTAAGGCTTACGACATTTTAACTGATATTAAGACTGCAATTGATAGTACTACGACAGGCTTTACTACTGAAATCATTGGAAACGGTATTTACCTTTCTCACACAAAACCGTTCACAATCTCAACCGCTGAAGCTCAGCTCCTAAATGTTTTTACTGATCAACTTAACAATATTACTCGTCTGCCAACACAATGTAAGGATGGTTATATAGTTAAAGTAGTCAATAGTAGTGAACAAGAAGATGACTATTATCTTAAATTCAGCGTTAAAACTGGTTCTAATCTTAATAGCAGTACAACGATTAATCAAACCGGCGTAGCAACTACGACTGGTTCAGTTCGTGTTTCTGGTGAGGGTGTGTGGGAAGAAACCTATCAACCGGGAGTTTCCACCAAACTTAACTCGGCAACAATGCCCCATCAGATTGTCAGAACCCCAGACGGTAGCTTCGTAGTAAGCCCTGTGGAGTGGGAAGACCGCCTTATAGGGGATGACATCACAAACCCAGTCCCAAGCTTTGTAGGTCGATACATACAAGGCATGACGCTCTTTAGGAACAGGTTTGTCCTGTTTAGTGATGAGAATGTCATTATGTCTCGCCCTGGAGATTATTTCAATTTCTTTGCTAAAACCGCTCTTACAGCAACTTCCTCTGACCCTATTGATATTGCAGTCGGATCAACAAAACCAGCGTCATTGAGGGCAGCGTATTCTGCGAAAGTCGGTCTGGTTATTTTTGGAGACACAGAGCAGTATCTGATCTACACTGACAATGATATTCTTGGGCCAGAGACCGCTAGAATTACTACTATGAGTAATTACAAGTTCAACAGTAGGACTTCTCCTGTTGGCCTTGGAACAAGTATTGCATTTCTAGCCGATACTGGTAAGAATACGGCAATGTATGAGATCACTAAGATCCCAACAAATGCTGAAGCTGAAATTATCGAGCAAAGCAAGATTATCTCATCTCTTCTCCCAGATGGTATTGATCAAATTATCTCAACCAAGGATTACAGTAGTTTATTTCTCGGTACTACTGGATCTAATGAGTTGTGGGTGTTTAGGTATTTTGAAAGTGGAGAACGTCGTGTTCAAGGTGCTTGGTTTAGATGGGAACTAACCGGTACTCTTCTTCATCATGCAATGCTGATTGATGGCTACTATGTAGTTCTAAAAAATATCGACTCGATCACTGGTAAGGACATCATTACTATACAGAAATTTGATCTAAAAACTCAAGAGTGGTCAGCTTTTGTTCAAAATAGTAATGCCTATAATTTCAATGTCCACCTGGATAGCTCTAAGATCATCTATTCCAATCAGATGACCTATAGTTCAGTTACTGATACAACCTCCTTTTATGTCCCCTTTGGGTATTACAGTACAAATGAATTGGTCGCTTACAGTCTTAGTGAGGGTGAGTACGCTGGTCTTGCTGCTAAACCTACTGTTCAGTATTTACCAGATGATTCAAATGGGTTGAAGTTAGTTCTTGATGGTGATTGGACAACTACCAGACTTCTCGTTGGTTATACCTTTGAGATGTCAGTTAAACTGCCAACTATCTACAAGCAGACTCCAACTCAGCAAGGTGTTAACTCTGATACTAGGTCATCGCTGATTCTCCATAGAATCAAAATTAACTTTGGTGATTCGGGAATTTACGCAACCACGTTGCAGAGGTTAGGACATGATGATTACACTGAAGAGTATGCCGTTCCTCTGTATGATCAGTACGTCGCTGATACTGTTGCATTAAAAGAAAAGTACATTCAGACTGTACCCATCTATTCACGCAACACAGATACTTCAATCAGTATTACTTCAACCCATCCATCACCAGCAACTATTTATTCAGTCACTTGGGAAGGAGATCTAAATAATCGGTATTATACCCGTGTCTGACTTTGTTGCACTATCTACCTTGGAGGCAGCTTATCAGGTCGCCTCAAATTTAAGGCAAGATGATTATCGAGAATGTGTAGAGGGTCATGGTGTAGAACCTAAGTACGCCATCCCTCTACTTTCCTTAAGAGGAAAATGTTATACGTTTGTTGTTCCAGACGGTACTTTAGCTGGTATCGCTGGAATCACTGATGACTGTGAAGTGTGGATGCTGTGTACTTCTCGTATTCATGAATACCCACTGACATTTGCAAGAGAAGCTAAGCGGTTTATTGAAGGTCGATCTGAACCGTACTTGTGGTGTAGGTGTGATGCAAGGAATACTACTCATCTCAAGTTACTGAGGTTTCTTGGATTCAAGAAGCAACGAGAGATTTATTTCGGACCAAACAATTTAAAATTCATTGAATTAGACTATGTTATTACTTCCGTTGCTACCGGGATTAGCTCAAGGGATATTTAGTGGAATTACTGGAGCACAGAATACTAACTCCCAGATTAATGCTGCAAACAGATTAGCAATTCAGCAATATAAGCAGCTCATGGCAGAGCGCCTTGCTAGATATCAAGGCGAGATCAATCAGTACAACACTCAGAAACTTCAATACGAGCAAGGGTTGAGGTCGAGCCAAGAGGCGTACTACCAAGGAATTGGGCAGAATCAAGAATACCTGAATGATATCCGCAGTAACTTGGGTATTCAATCTAACAATGTTTTAACTGAGCTTCTTGGAGGTCAGGGGAAGATTGCAGCGTCTGATTTAGCCGCTGGTAATTCCACTACTCGACTCAGCAACATGGCTGCTTCTCAAGCTGGACAGCAAATGGCTCTCAACCAAGAGTCGCTTGCAAATGCTTACAAAAAGGTCAGAAGTAGCAACGATCAACTGACTATCCAACGTCGTCGTGCTGAGATGAACTCTTGGCTTCCCCTTACATTCCGTCCTGATCCTGGCTTTGCTCCGGCTAAACCATATCTCCAGGGAACTCAAAACGTCTTTGCTGCCGGTCTTATGGGTGGCCTTCAGGGGGCAGTTGGTGGTGCTGCAGATATTCTTGCCAAAGAAGGTTTTAAAGGTTTAGGTATTGGTAAATACTAATAAAATACTATGGCTCTTGAATTGAATCTACCTGGACAGGCTCCAGGCACATATAATCCACAAGCTGTTCCTAACTTGACCGATGAGGTTGCTAGGAGCAACGCATCACTGTTGCAAAGTCTTCAATTACAAAACAGGGGTGTTTTAAACAACCTTGAAGTTCAAAGCAAGTTTGAACAACTTAATCAAGAAAACAACTTGGCACGGCTCAAAGAGTTTTCTTCAACGATCTTTGATTCAATTAATAAGTACCAAGAGCGTAGGGACAAAGAAATTGATGCTGAATATTATGCCAAAGGTCTGAGTGGTGAAGGTGTAGACGAAGCTCGTAAGCAGTATGAAGCACGTAATGCTCAGGATCAAGTTGTCTCTAATGTAACTGGTCAATTAAGTAAAGAGGCACAGCTAAATGGAGCATCACCAGCATCAGTTGGTATGCTCCAAAACTATTTAAACTCTCTCAGCTACAAGCAGAGAAGTGCATACTTACGTGGGTTCCTCGTTAAAAAGACCAGGGATTACATTGGTGGCTTAGCTGAAAAAAGGGCTGAGTTTTCAAAACTTAATCCTGAAGAGCAAAAAGCTGCTTTGGTTGAGTACAAAAAAAGGTTTTTATTGGATAACGGTATTCTTGCCAGTAACGGTGTAGATCCCGTCGATTATGTAAAAAACTTTGATGATAAGGTACGTCCTTATGAGGATCAGTATTTACTTAATTCCAACGATACTTGGACTTCAGTAAATGCACAGAGTACTATTGAACGGGCCGAGATTACCTTTGGAGAGGATAAGAACGCTAATAACTATCTTAGTACACTTAGTTCAACTCAAGATCCTAACAACCCAGGTCAGTTTGTTCCTACCCCGCAGATTTGGAAAAATTTCCAAAATGCACTGATTAACAACACCACTACCATGGATGAAGTTAACACCATTTTCTTAAACACTGATGATCCAGTGACAAACAAGAAGATGGCCATTAAGGATGGAAATGGGAAAATTGTTGTCTTAAGTAGGAAAGAAATATACAACAATGTACGTGATTATCAAGCACAGAAGGCTAGAGAGAAATTAATTATTAGTGATGAAGAGAGGAATAGGCAGGGTCAGAAGGCTGCTGAAGAATACGTCAAGTTCTTCCTAGATAAGCGAGATTACACTAATGCTGATCTGGATGATGCCAAACGTCTTCTTATTGAGAATTATGGTTTAGGCTCTGCTAGGGCTTTAGATCCACTTTATGAAACTTCTAAGGATGCTAAACTTGAAGAAAAACAAATAGCTCAAATAGAGAACTTAAAGAGTATGGGTGCTCTTACCCCTACTTTTGTGGCAACTTTAACTGGTAAAGCACGTATCGCTGGGCAAAGAGCTTTAGAAGAGCAAACAGTTAGTGGAATATCTGATAAGGCAATAAAACCAAATCTCGATGGAATCAGAGATATGGTTATTAATAGGGCTGTAGAAGCTAGTCCAAATGGTAAGACTGTTGGTGGCACTGTTGTTGGTGAGCTTCAATCTCTATTTAGGTCAAGATATGCAGAATTAGTTGGCACTGGAACTCCAGCATCTGCAGCAGCTCAACAAGCATCCACCTCCGTTCAAAATGAATACTTACAGGCACAAAAGGATCCTAGAAGTAAATACTACTTTGATCTCAAAAAGGGGTCTTTTACTAATTATGGTACCAGTGTTCAAAGTGAAGCTAGGGTCTTAAATCAGTGGAAAAGAGATATCAACTCTAAGATTAGAAATTATGGTGGTACTGATTCTGGTTGGCAAAGAGTCAGTCAAGAACAAAACCTCATGTCCAGATCTGAAGCACTTGCTGGCATCTCTAATGCTCGTGTTGACTATCTGGCTGGATTGAGACCAGATCCCGATGGCTTAAATAAGGTTAGAGTCATTAATGCTCAAAGGGTTAAGTACGGACTTAAACCGATTGATATCAATACACTTAAGACTAAACTTCCGCCAACCCCCAGAGTGAGGAAAGCTCTTGAAGAGATCATTAAGCGTTACCCTCCTCAGCAACCTGATCAACCTGTTATTAATGAACCTCAATCTTCATCGTCTGCACCTCTAGGAGCACAATCTGGAGACTATTCATCCAGAACAGGATCTATTACTGGTAGAGTTGCTATTACAAGTGCACAAGACCCCGGTGAGGGTGGTACAGACTTTGCTATTCCTGATAGGAACGGGGCTTATCGAGAAAACGTTCCCTTCTACTTCCCATATAGAGCGCAAGTTCTTGAGATTAGGAGAGATCCTAGGAGGATTGAAAGGACGCCCACTAGTCCTAGAAGCTCAGGAAATAATTTTATCATTAGGACTACACTTCCCAATGGTAGAACGACTGATCTTTTAGTTGCACATTTTAACGATCTTAATATAGATCTTAAGCCAGGTATGTGGCTTGCTCCAGGTACATATCTTGGAACTCAAGGTCGCACTGGATCAACAACTGGTCCTCACGTATCAATTGATGCGTATTTGCCGGGAACTCGTACTATCGATCGTGAAGCAAATTTATGGCTTCTTCAGAATACCTGGAGTCGGTTGGCTAGAGGTCAACAGCCAGTAGGCGTTAATGCAGCACCTAAGAAGAAACCAAGTGGTGGTGGTGACTTTGGTGTAGCTACTTACTACAACCGAGAAAGTGCACCTAACGATAGAACTGCTAATGGCGACATCTTTGACGATACTGCCCTTACTGCAGCCGTTAAACCGTCATTAAGGGCGAAATATATGGGTCGTCGGGTCAAGGTTACTAACCCTGACACTGGTAAATCCATTGTTGTTAAAGTCAACGACGTTATGGCTGCATCAAATCCCGGAGAAAGGTTACTTGATCTCACTGAAGGTGCTTTTAAACAGCTCTTTGGTTCTACGGGTGCAGGAGTATCGCCCATTCAAATCAAATTACTGCCAAAGTAAACTAACGCATTATAGGTATAAATGTTAAATTCTTACGCTGGTGACTACAATTCAGTAACCAGAGATGAGATCCTTCGGAGGATTGCTGAGCAGGAGAAACTACTTCAACAAGATGAAGAAGAGTTGGCTCCAAGCGTTAGTGCTGCACCAAAGTCACAAATTCAGGATTCACCCCCTGATCCAACAAAGGAGCAACCACAACAGCAACCTCCACAGACTAAATCTTCTGGAAACCCACTTATAGATGGCTTCAATCGCTCTATTGTTGGTGAGACTTTTAACGCTCAAAACGATTTAGGTCAAGCACTATTAACAGCACCTATGGGTGTTGGTGACTTTATTGTGGATGCCTACAACCAAGGTCCGGCTACTTGGTTAGGAATGGAGAAGGCTAAAAAACCACCAGCCTTTAAAGGTAAGGTTTGGCAGAGTCTTAGAGAAGCTGCTTCTGTCATCATTCCCACTTGGTATCTAAGTAAAGTCGGTCTTCGTGGTGGAGTGGCTGCCCAAGAGGCTGTAGGAGCAAAGCTTGGAACTGATCCGGTCTTTAAGTGGTTTGCTAGAGCTGGGCTAACTGGAGGGGTTGGAGCTGGTGTTGACAGCATTGCTTCTGTCAATCAAAACAGCGATAACCTCTCGGGCTTCCTCAAAAAGGAATGGCCTAAAACGTTTGGATGGATCTCCGATGACTGGGCAACAGTCGCCGGGGATTCCCCTGACGTTTATCGAGCAAAGAACGTTAAAGAGGGTGTGGGGCTTGGTTGGGCAGTCGATCTGGCGGAAGGTGCTGCACGACTTATTAAGGCTGGTGCTGACGCAACCCGTGGCTTCAAACAGTGGATTCCTAAGGATGAAACTGCTAAAGTTTTCTTTGAAAAGCTTAATAGGATTCAACCTGGAGTAAACCCACTAGAGACTGCTGATATTGATATCGAAAAAGCCCTTGATGAATTAGGTTCTTATCGCCTGGAAAAGCATCCAGAGATGGTTGACTCTCCCACACCTGTTGTTGGTATTCATGATGTACCTGATTCACCTTCTTCTGGTATTCGTCGTACCGACCCTGAAGGTGCTATTGGTGCCATTGGTGACGCTGCAAGGGTTCAATCCAACACTGGTACGAGCTTTGGTCGCCTTCGTAATTTCATCAGTGAGCCTGCCCTGAAGTACGGTCTAGATGCAGATAATGCTGAATCACGGGCCATTGTTCGTGGTGTTGAGCAGCAGATCAATGATGCTGGTAAGTTTGATTTACTTCTAGGTGCTAAGAAGTTTACCTACGATGATCTGATGCAGTCTACTGATGAGCTTGCTGCTCGTTGGTATAACTCACGGATGAGTGTGGATGAAATGAAGCAAGAGCTTGCTCCCTTCCAAACTGAATCCACTACAGAGTTTGGCAATGAAATTCGCTACCTAGGTGAACGTGGTGTTGGAGCTGTCACTAAATTTACAAAAGAAATTCTCCGTGACTATACAGAATCGAGCCTAAGGGCTTCCGGTCTAGCCTCTACACAGAAGGCTGGGCAGCTTTCCGATACTGCAGAAGCTTCACGCTTAATGGAAGGCACAGATGCTTCTGAACGAACTCAAGAGCAGATCTTGGACATGATGGAATTCCTCATGGTTGAAAGAGGAATTTCCTCATATCTCCGAGGTCGTGGGCTTGCCAACATGAATATCTGGAAAAGGATTCAGAACCTTGGTCAAGATGCTAAAGAACTTGAGAAAAATATCCTTAACCAGAAAAAGCAGTACATGGCAGAGCTTCTTGGTAAGACTAAGAATTCTGTAAACCAACTTAGGGAATTATCAAAGGAAAGGCCAGAGTTTCTTAAGCCACTGTTACTTGCATGGGAACTTACTGATGGAAACGTAGATACTCTTAGTAAGTTAAATAATTTTGCAGCAGAAAGTTTAACTAATGTTGGAAAAGCTTTTATTGATTCCCAACCTGACATCCCTAATGTTATCATTCAAGGTGCATGGGCAAACATTTTTAACTCCACCTTGTCTGCTGCTGGAACTACTGCCAAAGCATTCTGGGGAAACGCTTCGCTACTTCTTCTCAAACCAGTTACCGCTATTGCTGGGGCGGCAATGCGTGGTGATATGGATACGGTAAAGAGAGCGTGGTTTACCTACTCTGCATTTGGTGATACCCTCCAGAAAGGTCTTGCTCATATGTCACTTGTTTTCAGAAAGGCATCTCAAGATCCAACTAGTGTCAGTTACATTATCCGAGATGACCTAGCAATCAAGAATGATCAAACCTGGGAAGTTTTAAAAGAATACGCTGATGCTGCGGAACGTGAGGGCAACGACGGCCCTTCAATTTTATATGAATTTGCCAAAAATATTGATGATATGGCAAATCATCCACTTTTACGTTTAGGCACTAATGCTCTTTCAGCAACTGATGGGTTTACAAGGGCTGTTATTGCAAACGCTGAAGCACGCTTTAGGACGTATGAAAGGTTTATTTCTGGTGGAGAAGACCTTAACGGTAAAACACTGAGGCAAGCTGAGGATGATATTTATCGTCAAATGTTTGGTAACGGGGAAATGATTACAGACAAGGCAATCGATTTTGCTAGTCGTGAGATATCTATGAACCTTGATATGGAAGGAGCAAGGGCTCTCAGTAGTCTGATTCAAAAGATTCCAGTCATACGTCCATTCATGATGTTTCCACGTACTTCAATTAACATGATTGCTATGGTGGATAAATTTTCACCTGTGTCTGTCTTTTTAAGAGAGTACAACGATTTATCCTATAAGTCTGCTGACCTTTTCACTCCAGATGAAATTAGACAGGTTTTAACTAGTAAGGGTATCGAGTTTGATGCCTATGCTAAGGCTAAATTTGATATGGTTAGAGCTGAGGCTCTAGGTCGTAAAGCCATTGGAACTACTGTAGTCAGTATTGCTGGATTCATGTTTATGAATGATCGGCTTACTGGTGATGGAGTCTTTGATAAAGAGCGTCAGAAGACCAGGGAAAGTGTTGGATGGAAGCCTAGGTCATACCTCGCTAATGACGGTAAGTGGTACAGCTACGATGGCCTTGGTCCTATTTCTGATTGGATCGCTGCAGTAGCTACAACTATGGATCATTTTGATACTTTAGATCCTCGTGATCTTAGTATCATGTTTCAGAAATTTGGATTTGTGCTTAGCACTACTTTAACTGGTAAGTCTCCACTTGCTGGTGTAGAACCTGTTTTTGATATTTTGCGTGGTAACCCCGCTGCTGCTAACCGTTGGGCTGCTTCCTTTAGTAATAACCTTGCTCCTCTTGGTGGCCTTCGTGCTGAGATTGGACGTATAATGTCACCTTCGCTGAGAGAGCTTGATATGGACTTCAATCAGCTTCTTAGAAACAGGAACAATTATTTAGATGTTATTGATCCTAAAGGCAGCCTTCCTTACAAGACTAACTGGTTAACGGGTGAGAAGATTAACGGAGGAGAGACTTTCTGGGCTAGGGCGTGGAATGCAGTTATGCCGTTCAAATCAAACGGAACTACAAACAAATACGCAAAATTCCTCATGGATATTGAGTATGATGGTCGCCCCACATTTATGACATCTTCAAAAGGTGGTGTTGACTACGATCCAAAAACTAGGGCTGAATTATTTAAATTGATTGGTGAGAATCCATATTTCCGTCAAGAGTTGGATACCATTATGAAAGAAGTCTCTGGCCCTAAGTTTAGGGAAGAAGTAAGGAGAGCCAGATCTAGTGGTGAAGTTGATGCTACAAAATGGCGGAATATCCACTACCAAGTTGATGATGCCTTAAGGATGGCAAAACGCATGGCTGAAATACAATTGTCCAATTACGGGGATATCCGTGAGCAGGAATATCGCACTGTTCTCTCTGATGAAATGAATAAGGGCGGGACTGTATCCCCATTAACCATGCAAAACAAGTAATCCACCAGCCAAATAAACTACTAACACTATGGCTGTTACTTCCAATAGTTACACAGGTAATGGATCTACCACTACCTACTCTTTTACTTTTCCATATTTAGACTTAGTTGATGTCAAAGTGTCTGTCAATGGTTCACTTACCACTGCATTCACTTTTGCTAGTGCTACGTCGGTTCAATTTAATACTGCTCCAGCCAATGGTGCTCAAATTAAAATTTATCGAGATACTGACACTGACACTGTACGCCGTGAGTTTTACGCAGGGTCTACAATTAGGGCTCAGGATTTAAATGAGAATGCTCTGCAATCTCTTTATGTTTCACAAGAAACAGAGAACTATGTAACTAGCCTCGATAACTCTATTGTTGCTGCTACTGCCAACTTAGCTTTGTCTAACTCAGCTACAGCAATTACCACTGCAACAAATGCGGAGACGACTGCAAATGGCATCGCTGCCACGGCTAATAGCGCGTTAAGTACTGCAAACTCAGCAAATACTACTGCTAATACAGCAAACACCACAGCCAACACTGCATCGTCTCTTGCCACCTCAGCGCAGACAACTGCTAATGCTGCAATGCCTAAGGCTGGTGGCACGTTCACAGGGTCTATTACGACTGTCGCTGGCTCAACCATTGCAGGTTATGCTCCTTTAGCATCTCCTACGTTTACTGGTACCCCTGCAGCTCCTACCGCAGCAGCAGGTACGAATACGACGCAATTAGCCACTACTGCGTTTGTAGCTACATCCTATGCGCCTCTAGCTTCCCCTGCTTTAACTGGTACGCCAACTGCCCCAACTGCTTCCGCTGGTACCAACACAACTCAGATTGCAACGACTGCGTTTGTTGCCTCAAATGCAGGAGCAAAGGCTTGGGTCAACTTCAACGGGACTGGTACGATCTCTATTAGAGGTAACCTAAATGTTAGCAGCATAACAGACAACGGGGTCGGTGATTACACTGTAAACTTTACTACCTCGTTGACTGACGCAAATTATGCTGTAGCGTTAACAAACACTTACATGGCGGCAGCTACTGGTTACGCAATGCTCATGAGAGCTGGGTCAGGGACAACTAATACTTATTCGGGTATTACTGCTAGTAGCTGTAGAATTGTTTGCCTTAACGAGGCCGGAGGTGGAACATTTGTAGATCCGCAAGGTGTATTTGCTTCCTTTTTCCGATAATAGCTATGACTACTAAACGCATCATCTACTCTACCCCTCAAGGTGGAGTAGCTATCATTATCCCAACTGATGAACTTTCAATTGAGCAAATTGCAAAGAAAGATGTTCCAGTTGGTTTAAAATATGAATTTATTGACTCCGATCTAATTCCACAAGATCGTACTTTCCGTGACGCTTGGGTTAAAGGTGATCGATGTATCAACCATGACTTGGATAAATGCAAGTCTATTGGCCACAACATTCGTCGTCAAAAGCGATCTGAAGAGTTTGCACCATTAGATGAGATTATTGCCAAGAAAATTCCAGGTCAGTCCCTCACTGATGTAGAAGCTAAACGTCAGGAGATTAGGGACCGATACTCTCGGATTCAAACTAATATAGATGCAGCTAACAGCCCAGAAGAGATTAAGGCTACACTTTCTATTTAAACTATCCACTACTGTATATGATTACTTTGTTTGGTATTAAAGTGTCGTATGAGACGCTTGCATTTTTTGCGCTTTTCATTGCATCTGAATATATCGGTCTCAATAAAAGGATTCGCTCTAACACTGTTGCCCAAGTCATTGTTAAAGTGGCTAGGTACCTTGCCCCGTATCGATCTGAAGACGATCGAATTCGTAGGGCTGTGAAGGGTATGAAGGAATGAGGTATGGTACTGCTTCCAGTTAAGCAGTACTACCTTCAAACTGATAGCAGGACTGATCACGGATATCGAATGTGCTTTAGCTCAACCTGTGCTATGGCCGTTAAGTATCTTAAACCTGACTCTTTAAAAGGTAGTAATGCAGACGACGACTATTTAAGAACTGTTTTTAAATATGGAGATACGACTTCGTATTTATCTCAAATACTTGCTTGCCGAGAATACGGAGTTGTTGCCCAGTATCGGCAAGATGGTAACAAACAAAAACTCCTCTCTGAGATTTCCAATAAGTTTCCAGTAGCTACCGGAATACTTCATAAAGGTCCATCGTCAAAACCCACCGGAAATGGTCATTGGATGCTCTGCATTGGAGAAGATGGTAACAGTGGAGTCTTCAACGATCCCTACGGTGAATTGGATAATATTAACGGTGGATATGTAAAGGTTGGATCTGGTGGTAGTGCTGTAAGGTATAGTTGGGCTAATTGGTTAAGAAGGTGGGAAGTAGATGGACCTAATACCGGCTGGTATATGACATTTCGACCTGCTCAATAGTATCTTTTAATTATGGTACACATAATGTTAGAAGCAATCATAACAGGAGTCTTTACTCTTGTTATTGGCATCGCAGGGGGAGTAATTAGTGTCAGTGGTAAAGCGTCTTCACGTATGAACGTTATCGAAGAAAAAATTACTCAGATTGAGTTGAGAGTTGCTGAAAAGTATGTTCAACGAGAGGAGCTTTCAACTGCACTTAGAAAAATGGAGGATCACATGATCCGCATTGAAAACAAACTAGATCAGATTGTGCTGAGAAGTGGTTAAGAAAAAAGCAACGGAGGACATGTTTAATGAACTCCACAATATTGTCACTCAGGAGTTCCTTAATCGGATTAAATCCGGTGAAGCATCTACTGCTGATCTAAAAGCTGCGGCTGATTGGCTTGCAAAAAATGATATCTCTGGAGTTGCCTACGATGGTAACCCATTAGATAAACTTGCTACTGTTATCCCCAAAATTGATCCTGAGTTAGTTAAAACAAGATTGTACGGTAAATACTGATACAACGCATGATGAGAACATCAGAATACTACAAAGCTAATCCTGATGCCAACAAACGTAGGTTAAAGCAGCAGGCACGTTACAACAAAACTAGAAAAGGTTTAAAGATCCGAACCGATGCTAATGGGTTAAATAGGGATCTTGGAACATATGGCAATGGTGACGGCTTAGATGCCTCTCACACTGGCCCTAACACTGGAAAGCTTGAAAAGGCATCTACAAACCGTCGTAGGCCGCGTACTGGAGTGAAATATGCCTAACTTTGGTACAGTACTCCCTACTGGTGTTAGTTTTAACGATAAAGGTTTACGTTCTCTGCTTCGTGAGTTTGAATCATTTAAGGAACATGCTTATCCCAGTCCAGAAAATGATAACACCTATACTTACGGTTATGGCTTCAAGTTTGATGCACAGAACCGTCCAGTAAAACAAAATGCACAAATCTCTCGACAAGATGCCGAGGCCCTGTTAACAAAGAAAATTATTGAACATGGTTCTAACGTATTTAAGGATCAAGGTTTTAAAAAACTGAACCCTAATGCTCAGGCTGCTGTTCTCTCCTTTGCCTTCAACGTAGGCCCTAATTTCTTTGGTGGTAATAATTTCAACACTATTACCAAAGCAATTAAATCTGGAGATCACTATCAAGTAGCTAAAGCTTTACTTCTATATGATGAACCTGGCAGCAGTCTACATGAAGGTTTAAAGAGGCGTAGAGAAGCAGAAGCACGACTTGCGTTGCAACCATATGCTTCACCAGTTAACAGCACTTTAGCTAATAATTATAGCCGCAAGGATGGAACCAAGGCTGTTCTTAAAGGCAAACCAGTGACATGGAACGCTGCTACAAAGAAGTGGATACCAACCTAAATTATCTATCCACTTAAGTACACGTAAACAATACAGCCGCTCCGAAAGGGGCGGTTTTTTTATGCGTAATGGCAACACGACAAGATATTAAAACTAGAGCCAGAAGCAAGCAATCAAGGGAACTTACTAGAATTCTTGAGGAAGGTGTTTATACAACAACGGATCCTCAAGGCAAATTAAATGTCTTTAGGCAGTACCAAAGAGCTGGTTTAATTCCAAAAAGGTTCAATGATCCAGGTCAATTAATCGGTGAACTGCATGATTTAATTGTAGATCAAAAGCTTTCAAAATTAGAGGCACTAAAGAAACTTGAAGTTACTTTGGGTCGAAGCTTCTTTAACGAACGAGGTAAGATTATTGGTAGGAAGATTCGAGACGCTCTCAGCCCTGAGCTTCAACAGGCTTGGGATATGGCTAATCTTGGATTCACTGCAAAAGATCTGAAAAAACTGGAAGCTTATGATTGGAGTCAGCTTCAAAAACAGTATCAAGAGGTAAGTAGACGACTCGGACATAAGGTTGATATCGGACATTTCACTGCTTCCGCTAGAGGCGCTCCTCAAAATGTTGCTTCTGGTAGTGCTGAGATTGCTGGTGCTAATCAAGCAGCCGGAAGAAGTGCAGAGAATCCAAATCGTCCAATTACTTCCTATGAAGGCGACAATGTGGGTGTAGCCGCAAACAAGGTCTCTGGTATGGCTGAAACAGCATTAAGTACTTTTGATCTTCCTACCAGAGGTGGGCTGAAAGGATCCCCGTTAAACCCATGGGTATCGATTGCTCTTGGGACGAACCTACTTGGAAATAGCTCCAGACTGATTCCACAGGACACCTTGGAGATGCTTAACTGGAATTTCAACGAGTTTGAAAGGCAGGGTCAAAATCCAGTTGCAATGTATGATTACATTAGATCTCAGGGTGGTGATGGGATTAATATTGACGATATGTGGAATGCTGGGTTTGACCAACGTGATTTATCTGAATATCACCCAGATGTTCAAGCAAAAAATGGTGGTCCTGTTACGTCAACAAAACCTCCAGAAGGCTCTGTGCTTGTTCCAAGGAAATCGAATAATCTTGAGTTTGTCTCTGATGGAGGTTCCATCAAAGTTGGGTCTAAATTACGACGTGCAACTGGGTCGGTGCTACCTTTTGTAGGTATTGGAGCGGGAATTATAGCTGCTGCTCAGGACGCTCAAGCTGGTGATATGAAAGGTGCTTTTGGAACGGTAACTGACACAGCTATAGGAGAAGTTCCAGTAGTCGGTGATGTCGTCCAACCTGATGGGCTTGGTGACGGAACCTTAGATGGCTATAAAAACTATCTACTTCAACAACAAGAAGCTGAAAAACGTAGAATTCGATCTGAGCAAGCAAAGAAACGCGGAGGTAACTGGTCAGCAAAAATTGGAAATCTAAAAATTGCTGTACCAGAATTCGGCATCTCTGAATCACTTGGAATTAACTAATGCCAACACCAAAAAAGAAAGCTAAGGAAAAATCAGTACTTGACAAACTTCGTTCCCTCATTGCTCCTGGATATTACGATGGTCAAAACCCTATTGCACGTTCAATAGTCGGTCATGGATTTCGTACCGCTAAGAACTTTGACCTTAGTTTAGCTAAGATTACTGGTGCTCCAGTCGATAGCAGTCTATTTATTAGAGCAAAAGATCCTGCTCAAGAAGTTCGGCAAATGCAATCAAGGCTCGGTACACCTGAGAGGATCTTTAACACCTATTGGAAACCACGGATTAAATTAGCTGACTAATAACGCTCTCAGCCCCTTCTAGAAACGCCTAGAGGGGGCTTGTTTCTCCACTCAGGTATATTCCCTTATATGGACGTTTTAAAGGCCCTTAAAGGCGATTTTAAGCTCTTTCTTCAAGCTCTTTGGCAGCAGCTAGACCTCCCATCACCTACCCGTGCTCAGTATGCTATTGCTGACTACCTCCAAAACGGTCCTAAACGTCTTCAGATCCAAGCCTTCCGAGGAGTCGGTAAGAGTTGGATCACTGGAGCGTTTGTTCTTTGGACGTTGTTCAACGATGCTGAGAAGAAGATCATGATCATTTCGGCTTCCAAGGAACGTGCAGACAACATGTCGATCTTCCTACAGAAGCTGATCATTGAGACACCGTGGTTAGCTCACCTTAGACCAAAGAGTGATGATGCTCGTTGGTCACGTATCTCCTTTGATGTTAACTGTTCTCCCCACCAAGCACCCTCAGTAAAGTCAGTTGGTATTACTGGTCAGTTAACTGGTAGTCGTGCTGACCTGATGATTCTTGATGACGTTGAGGTTCCTGGTAACTCAATGACTGAACTGATGAGGGAGAAACTCCTTCAACTGTGTACCGAAGCTGAATCCATCTTGACACCTAAGAAGGAGTCTCGGATTATGTACCTTGGTACCCCACAGACCACCTTCACCATCTATCGAAAGCTAGCTGAACGTAACTACCGTCCATTTGTTTGGACATCTCGCTACCCACGTAAGGATAAACTCTCTCAGTATGAAGGATTACTTGCCCCACAACTGGTTGAAGACATTGATAATGGTGCTGAGGAGTGGACACCTACAGATCCTGATCGCTTTACCGATGATGATCTCCTTGAACGAGAATCATCTATGGGTCGAAGCAACTTTATGCTCCAGTTTCAACTGGATACGACCCTAAGTGATGCAGAGAAGTTCCCACTTAAGTTCTCAGACCTCGTTATTACCGCTGTTAACCCAACCCAAGCACCTGATGCTGTGGTGTGGTGCAGCGATCCTCGTAACTGCCTCAAGGATCTCCCTACAGTTGGCCTACCGGGTGATTATTTCTATTCCCCGATGCAGCTTCAAGGAGAGTGGACTCCTTACACTGAGACGATCTGCTCAATTGACCCGTCTGGTAGGGGATCAGATGAAACAGCAGCTACCTTCATAAGTCAAAAGAACGGCTTCTTATATGTCCATGAAATCCGTGCTTACCGTGATGGCTATAGTGATAACACACTTCTAGACATCCTTCGGGGTTGTAAGAAGTACAACGTCACTAAGCTCCTGATTGAGACCAACTTTGGTGATGGTATCGTCGCTGAACTCTTTAAAAAGCACCTACAGCAGACTAAACAGGCTATTGATGTAGAAGAAGTACGGGCTAATGTCCGTAAGGAAGACAGGATCATTGATGCCTTAGAGCCTGTCATGAACCAACACAGACTTGTTGTCAATAGATCAGTTGTCGAGTGGGATTACGCCTCCAATAAAGATCAAGCACCTGAGGAAAGGCTGCTTTACATGCTTTTCTACCAGATGTCCAGGATGTGTCGGGAGAAGGGCGCAGTCAAACACGACGACAGATTGGATAGTCTAGCTCAAGGAGTGAAGTATTTTACTGAAGCTATGGCTATCTCAGCCTATGAGACGGTCAAATTAAAGAAGATGGAAGACTGGCAAGACATGCTAGACACATGGAAAGACGATCCTCAATCTGCTGCTAACCACATGGTTTTGGGGATGGATTTACCCCAAAGACAAAAGGCTAGAGGTTTGGCAAACAAAAAGTCAGTCCCCACCTGGGTTTAGGTCCAATCCCCTCCGTATACAGGGGGAGGGAGGGTGGACCCGATCCCTGAACGGGGGAAGACATCCAAGACAATCAAGTTGTCTTGTTCATCTTCCCCTTTTATCAATGTCCCTGGGAATGGACATTCCTTAAAGACAACAACTCCCTTCCCTTACTTACTCTAATATACTGAATCCAGTGAAACCCTGATGATATTCCCCTTCTAATCATCCCTGTTACTACTTATACTACTACACTAACAATGAGTAGAACGTATCGTAATAACCCATACTTTATCTTTAGATCACCTAAGACTGCTAATGAGTTAAAGAAGCAATATTTTAATGATGATGGTTATGATGTCTCGTATCATAAGAGATATCTTCCAACCTTACATGATGACATCCGCATTTCTGCTTACAAACAGTTAGACCACCACACTTAATGACTACCCACCAAGTCTCTCTTGTCCATATTACCCCTGATGCTGAAGAGTTGATCAGCTACATGGCTAGGGTCTCCAATCCAGATAATCAAAACAACACTGAGACATCCTCAAAGCTCATCAGGTATCTGATCAAGCATAACCATTGGTCTCCGTTTGAAATGGTCAACATGTGTGTTGAGATTGAAACCACTCGGTCTATTGCAGCACAGATCCTCCGTCATCGAAGCTTCAGCTTTCAAGAGTTCAGCCAACGTTATGCCAGGGTTACCCAACTACCAGAGTTACCAGAACTCCGTAGACAAGATCCAAAGAACAGGCAGAACAGCACTGGAGACCTTGATGAGGCATACAAGCTGAAGTTTGATCAGGAGATCGCCAAGTACTACGTTGAAGGTTACAGGTTGTATCGAGATATGCTTGATGCTGGTATTGCTAAGGAGTGTGCCAGAGAGATCCTCCCACTTGCTACACCGACACGGTTGTATATGAATGGGTCGATCAGGTCTTGGCTTCATTACTGTGATCTTAGGTGCAGCAATGGGACACAGAAAGAACATGCGTTGATTGCTGCTGCAGTGAAAGGAATTCTTTTCAAGCTTTTACCGAATATATGTGAGGCTATGTGGGGTCGTGATGACTGATGATCGTAAGAGACGCCTAGAAGAGGCTCTAAAGGTTGCGGAGAGGGTTGGCAATACCTTCCTGGCTGCTAACATTAGAAAGGCTTTACAGGAGCTTCTAGGGGAGTATCGTGAAGGGCCTTAATTTTTGATAGAAATTTCTAAAGGGGTATAGCGCCTAACGTAGTTCCGATTTTCCCCCATCGGGGGGTAAGTTTGTAGGGACGTGCCCCATTATTTGAATAGCTAGATGCCGTATCTAGCGCGATGTGTATCGGTCTGAACTATATTATAATGATCAAATCGTTTTTTATGTGAACAAGATGTAAACAAATGTGAAGCTAAAAGTTAGCACATCTGTTTCGACCTACACTTATACTAACCCATCAACGCTATAACATCACCATCCTACTCTGTAAGCCTCTACAATCCCTCTGTAATGTTGATCAGGTATACTGACATCACCACAAGATAGAATGCTGCACAGCCTCATACAAAGGCCAATCTATGGGCTCATCGCTTCGCTCTTCACACTCACGCGCAGCTATTCAAACACAACAGCACTGGCCTTATACGACACACCAGACCAAGCACTGTACGCATACCCATTAGAAACGCTGATAGGTAGACTTTCTCGTTTTGTATCAGGACGAACCACCAGCACCTGTGCACTCTGGTATAGTAGGTTCAACCGAGGGAGAGGAACCGACCGATGCGCCAGCCAGATTCATACCAGGCACTAACGCTGTTCACTTCTGCTATACCACTAGCGAAGTGCATTGTCGAGACTCCTGATGAGGATCTGAAACAACTTAAGATCAAGGTGCTCCCTAGCACGTTTGGCCGTAAACGCAAATCCCATCTCTAATCTATCCACTCCAGTACAAAACATGAAACTCACTAACTACGAGCAAGAGGTTAAGAGCATCCTTCAGGATTGCACTGGTTACAGCTTTGTAAAGATTGACGGTGAAGGCGAAGTTGTCTATGAACTCATCGATCTTCACGGTGATGTAGACGGTGATGCCTTTGAGGACTTCGATGACCTTGTTAGCTACATCTGCCACAACAGCGATGTAGACGATGCGATCTATGATCTGAATAAAGAGTACACCTATTTTTAACAACACTACTTACTGCATGAATACATACCAACTGTTTTTCGGTCGAAATATACCAAGCGGTGGGACAGTCACTGACTCTGATTTCACCAAGTTTCTATACTATTGCAATACCGTAGTGGATGGGTATACAGTCCAAGATGTTAGCGGTGTTTGGAAAGGTGAAAAAGAAGATACTAAATTGATGACTATATGTACTGATAACCGTGAAGGTGTGTATGAAATAGCCAGGGCCTATCGAGATGCCTTTAATCAAGACTCAGTAGCCGTACAAATCCTTCCTGCTATGGAATTCGTATGAAACTAACTCAGAAAGAAAGTCAACTTCTCACGTACATCAGTGAGGGTATGGATGAGCCAGGATGTGGATGGCTGCATGAAATTGCACCATCTAACTGGACAAATAGATGCACTGCGGGTGTGCTGTCCTCACTTATACGAAAAAACCTAGTAACCTCAATTAAACATACAGATAGTGGGATTACATGTTATTGGGTAGAACGCAAGACAGTTTAACCTAACTTACTTTATGTACCTACTCATATAACCAACCTTAGCCCTGCTGGCGGAATTGGTATACGCAACGGATTTAAAATCCGTACCATTGCAGGTTCGAGTCCTGTGCAGGGTATTGCTACTCACTGAGGGTAGCGTCTTCCAAATGTCTAAAACTTACCAAGAGCTTCTTCAAAAAACTTACATTCAAGCTTTGCGTAATCAGAAAGATGGAAATAGCATCCTCACTAAACTTGAGGAAATTTCTACTGATTACTTGACTAATGAAAATCCCAACCAACTGGAGGAACCTTCTGATCTTGTAACTGAGATCGAATCTCTTGACTTCTTTGATGAAGTTAATGAGTACGAAGAACTTGTCACCAGCTTCTAATCACACTCATCACGCAATCAGCTATGTCCACCACAACTCTTCCCATCATGCTTACCGGTCAATCTCTTGTTGACTTTGTTGACGATAAAATGACCCTTGTTAATCGTCAAGAGCTTACACGTACAGACATGATTAAAGATGCAGGCTACGTCAATAGTGACGGCAAGGCTCTTTATACAGAGTTCTATACTGAGCTTCTTAGGGCTAAGGGTGTTGTCCCGGTCACAGATAGCGATGTTGAGGATGATTCTTACGATAACTTAAGTGATGATGATAAAGGTTTGTACGACGTAGTTGACGACCGTTTCGGTCGTACTTGGGATCATGAAACGGTTCTAGAGTTTATCGACATTCTCAAAGAAAATGGGATTGAAGATAAACGTTCCTTTGATGATAATTTTTACGGTCGATTTGATTCTGAAAAAGACTTTGCTCAAGAGTATTATGAAGGTATGGGAGCAATTAACGATGACAATCCCCTTTATCATCATATCGATTGGGATTCCGTAGCTCGGGAACTTTCTTACGACTATGATTACGTTTCTTACGATTACGAACTCTTTGTCTTCCGTAAATAATGAACTCCCAACTTCGATCTAGGTCTAACACACCTGAGAAACGTTACTCCAAACGTTTCGCAAACAAGTCAGCCAAATGTC